ACTATGCAGAGGAAGATGAAGACCGCTTTCGTTCAGTAAGCATTGAACTTTGGGAGACTGGTAAGTTACATCAGCCTCGCAAGTTTGGTGCTCACCCTAGTCGCCGTCCGGAAATTTGGCTAGAAGCTGTATTGCCTAGCAGTGAATTAAAAAAGAACCCTGCGGCTAAAATTGCTTGGGACAAGTTCCAGACAGTTGCAGGTTTAACAAATGTAAATTTAGATAAGGAATACAAATAATGCCACGCTTAATACCTACAGTTATAGAAACAGAAGCTCGTGGAGAACGTGCATATGATATCTATAGTCGCCTACTCAAAGATCGTATTGTCATGCTTGACAGCGAAGTTGACGAACATAGTTCAAGTATTCTTGTAGCACAATTGCTATTTTTAGAAAGCCAGGGCAATGAAGATATCACATTCTTTATTAACAGCCCAGGTGGATCAGTAACAGCTGGGCTAGCTATCTATGATACTATGCAGTTTATCAAACCTGATGTAGCTACCTACGTTATGGGACAGGCTGCTAGTATGGGATCATTCTTAGCACAGGCGGGTGCGGCAGGCAAGCGTTTTGTCCTGCCAGAAAGCCGTACGATGATACACCGTGTTAGCTCAGGTACACGTGGTACTAGCGGGTCAGTACACGTACAAGAATTGCAGTTTGAAGATGCTAAACGTAGCTTTGAAGAAAGTCAACGACTAAACAAACGTCTTACAGAATTGTATGTGCGCCATAATACTGCTGGTAAAACCTATGATGAACTATTCAGTAATATGAAGTTTGACACGTTTTTATCAGCAGATGACGCTGTAGCCTATGGCCTAGCAGACAAAGTTATCTCAAAACGCCCATAATTAAAACTTAGATAGATCTAATATACGTTGTAACTCTAGGGATTCTTTTATCCCTAGCTTTGCCATAGCGGTACGAGTTTCTGGACCCATTTTTCCATCGGCACCATATTTAGGCAATGCGTTAGGATCTTTAGCCAGTATTCGATCTTGTAGGGCTTTTACTTTGGGATCAGCTTTGTTTGATCCTACTTTGTTAGTAGCTGTATATTTTGGATTATTTTCGTATTCCCAACGAGGGCTAGTACTACTTCCGGCACCTGAGGTATTTGCCCATGCATCGTATTCTGCTTGAGGCAAAGACTTTAACCATTGATTTAAAGTTCCTTGATCTGCTATCTTTCCATTTTTATCAACAAATCTGTTAACTATAGTGCCCATTCGATCATCACCTATTTGGGGACTCATAACACCACCATTATCTACAGGTTGCCACCAACTTGTTTTTACTGGATTAAACGGCAAGTCTGTTGCTGGTGATGGTCTAAGCAAATACCAAGTTCCGGGAGCAGTTGAATCTGGGCTCGGAACTTCCTGATAATTACCTTTAGGAGGTGCAACTGCCTTTCCCCCAGACCCTGAAAATTGATTCCATCCAGAAGGAACAGTGTCGTATTCATTTATTTGAATAGTTTCAGCTAGATAATCTTTAAAAGTTTTCATAGTAATATTTATATTAGACAACATCATTTTTAAAAATATCAATAAAGTGCGTAGTTAATGGGCATTGACACAGGACTTAAATAGTACAACTGGGAGAGTACTGTGTCAAGAAAGCCATTTAACTGGTCGTTGTTAGACAGAGATAACTTGTACACCATGATGTACGAGTTAAAGCCCTTTGTGGTGGGCAAACGCCTTGCCATTAAAACCTTGCAAAAACTACTGAGTGACCATCTCAAATGGTATCTTCCTATTAGAGTTAGACTAAAGCGTGATCCTACTCACGATAAGGGCATTGTTTATATAGGCGGCGCATACTATGCTCACTATGATCAAGAAGAACATAAGCAGATCGAAATAAATTTTAGTTATAAATCTACCAGCTCAGAAATTAAACTTTCAGAAAATCGCTGGGATAGAATGTGTAGACTATTTGCAGATACTATGCTACACGAAATTGTACACTTGAGACAATACCGTACTAGACAATTCAAAGATATTCCCGGATATCAAAGTACAGCCTACTATGCTAGAGATCGTAAAGAGCAAGAATACTACGGTCATAAAGATGAAATGGGCGCATTTGCTTTTAATATTGCCTGTGAGTTACATGACAAATTTGGCAACAATTTTGACGCAGCCAAACACTACTTAGACAACAATCTATCCAAACGTGCTAAAAAATCCTGCTGGCACAAGTACATGAAAACATTTGATTGGAACCATAACCATCCAGTTATACGCTCTATGAAAAAGAAAATCATTAGAAACTTACCCTATGCCCAAATTGGCAAGCCATTTAAAACTCCAGACCACTTGACTTATTAACTGCTAGACTGTATAATATATACATTAAACAGCAGAAAGGTCTAGTATGCATGATCCGTGCCAAAATGTAATTTCCACCCTTGAAGATCACAATAGTCGTTTGGACAAAGAAGCCATTATTTTGGCTCAAGCAGAAGCAGGTAATAAAGAGTTTTTTGAAGGTGCCAGGCTTGCATTAGACCCTATGATCACATTTGGATTGAAACAGATCCCGGAGAAAAAAGATGAAGATGGTTCTGGTTTGGATTGGGATAGTTTTAGCCTCATTATCACTGGCTTTGTTAATCGCTCACTCACAGGCAACCTTGCTCGTGACACCGTTGCTAAAATGATGAAGAGTGCCACTAAGGCGCAATGGAATGGCTGGTATCGACGCATACTGATTAAAGACCTGCGATGCGGTGTTAGCGAGAAAACTGTTAATAAAGTAGTGGAGAAGAAATGGCCTGACTATGCAATACCTATTTTTAGTTGTCAGCTTGCTCATGATAGTGCTAATCACGAGTCAAAAGTTTCTGGACAAAAGCTCATTGAGGTTAAGTTGGACGGAGTACGTGTTATTACTATTGTGTATCCTGATGGGCGTGTGGATATGTTTTCCCGTAATGGCAAGGAACTAGTAAATTTTCCCCATGTAACAGAACAGATCAGTGCTGTGGTTAAAAAGACTCCTCCACCATATGCTCTAGTTCTAGACGGTGAGATCATGAGCAGTAGTTTTCAAGACTTGATGACACAGGTGCATCGTAAAAGCGATGTCAAGGCCAACGATGCTATCCTAAACTTGTTTGACATGTGTCCACTTGAAGACTTTGAAAAGGGTTTCTGGGACAAGAGTCAGACTGTGCGCAGTCAAATGGTTCAGGCTTGGGTAGAACAAAATAATGAAATGTTGCCTAATGTTACTTGCCTTGCCAATGAACTAGTTGATTTGGATACAGATGCAGGTCAGTTGCGCTACAAAGAAATTAACGCACAGGCAGTTACTGGTGGGTATGAAGGTATTATGATTAAAGATCCAGAAGCTGGATACGAATGTAAACGAAGTGTAGCGTGGCTAAAACTTAAACCATTCATTGAAGTATCATTGGAGGTAGTAGATGTTGAAGAAGGCACAGGACGAAACGTTGGCAGGCTTGGAGCGATTGTCTGCCAAGGAGTCGATGACGGCAAAGCTATTCGGGTCAATGTTGGCAGTGGTTTTAGCGATAGTGATCGCGATATTTTTTGGACTTCACGCGATTCCCTACTTGGTCAGATCGTGGAAGTGCGAGCAGATGCCGTCACCCAAAACCAAGACGGAACATACAGTCTGCGATTTCCAAGGTTCCTACGGTTCCGTGGATTCCAAGTAGGAGAGAAGCTTTGAAGATAAGTACTAGAACAAGTAATATTAGAACCATACGACATGGTGATGCTAAGTTTATGCTTCAGGACGGTCTTGTAATATGCCCTAGGGCAGGATTTGAAATCAACGACAAGTGCCCTAGAGAGTATAAGATGATTATTTCAGAATGTATTAATAACGGATGGATTAAACCGGTAGCACATGTTTATGGTAAGGAATTAACAATGGATGCACTAAGATGAAAATTGAAGTAGATCAAATATGGGGTGCCGGAAACGGAACAGAATTCCATATAGACTATATTAGAGAAACTGAAGAAGGTCGTTGGGTACATTATACCAATACATTTACTCAACAAACATACAGTTGTCTAGAGCCAGCATTTAGACAACGTTTTACACCAATTATTAACCGTCATTAAGGAGACTATTATGTTTGGAACAACTTATACAGGTGGAATGTCATATCGTTCTGCTAGCGAAATTAATTCAGCAATGGGCCGTGTTTACGGACACATGAGTCTTGCTGTTATTGTATCAATGATTGTCAGTTACTTTGTGGGCTCTAGTCCAGAGTTATTGGCATTCTTTTTCACAGGCGTGATGAAGTGGATTGTAATCTTTTCACCGCTGGTAGCAATCTTTGGTGTTGCTATGGTACTAGGTAATAATCCTAGTAAAGGCGTAGCACAGTTATGCCTGCATGGATTTGCGGCATTGATGGGTTTGAGCTTTGCTACAATCTTTGCCGTGTTTACTATGGGTAGTATTGTCAGTGCCTTTATGGGTGCGGCAATCTTGTTTGGTGTTATGAGTGGCTATGGTTACTTTACCAAGAAAAGTTTAGATAGCCTAGGCAAGTTTATGTTTGTTGGTTTAATTGCTATCATCATTGCCAGCATCGTTAATATCTTTATTGGCAGCACAGTTATGCAGATGGTAATCTCAGCCTTGGCTATTATCATCTTTCTGGGATTAACTGCCTATGACACACAGAAAATCCGTGAAGAAGTCAGTGTGGACACTAGCGATGTTGTAGAGATTCGCGGAGCATTGACTCTGTACATGGATTTTATTAACTTGTTTATTAACCTGTTACAACTGTTTGGAGATCGTAAATGATTCGTGAGTTTATCAATATCGTAGAAGGTATGCGTGTCACTGACGATTGGTTTAAGGACGGTGGATTCAAAACCTACAAACGTCCTGCTAAAGAACGTTATGAGATTGCCGACGAACCTGGCACTATTGACACTCTTGAAGGTCCAGTTAAGTATCCAAAAGGATTCTATATTATGACTGGACCAAAAGGTGAGCAGTATCCTATCAGTCCAGAAAAGTTTAACGATCTTAAAGATGATTTAGGCAACGGTGTTTGCACACCTAAAAAGATTATCAAAGTGGCTAAACTAGCAGATCACTCCGGAACGGTTGACACAAGCTGGGGTGAGAAGTTACACTATAATCCAGGCGAAGATGTTATTGTTCGTCACGGTGAAAACGACTACGGTGTAGTCAAGAAAGACATCTTTGCACAAACATACGAGAAAATGTAATGAGAAAAAACTATTGGTCATGCAGTAAATTTGCAGACTGGGTTCGAGGAACACCTAAACGAGGTGCACTAACCTCGGATGGATGGCACGAATGGGAAGTTGAAGCAAAAGGCTACAATCCTGTTCGTTATTGGATTGCGGAAGAGGCCCTAGATGCAATCCAAAATTTTATATGGTGGCCTGTGGATCAATTATATGCTGTCAAATATTATATCAACAACCGATTTGTTTCTCGTACTCATAGTCTTACCGCTCATCCCCGGGATATTAAACCTGGCCAGTGGCAAGACGTGGGGAACCGCTTTTTGCCTTGCCTATTCAATGAGCTGGTTGATTTTGTTGAGATAGAATCAGCCTGGAGTCACATTGCCTGGGGCGATAAAGAAGCTTGTGCCAAGTACGATCCTCCCTTCTGGGCCAGTGGTTGGTTCCGTTGGCGCACTTGGCGTTGTCCACAAGCAGGTCTCGATCACTTAGATTGGGCAATGACACTGACTAACACTGACTGGTGCGAACCTGATCATCCAGAATATGGAACCCCTACATCACAAGCAGAACGTGCAAAAGAAATCAAAGAACTCTACACCTGGTGGACTGTGACCTATCGTGCTCGTCCTGATCCCTACGATGCAAGTGGGTGGAGTGAATACTGCGAAAAGACTCGCGAACTCAACGATGGCAGACTATTTGGTAGCAAAAAGACTCCCGAACTTGAAGAACTAAGCACACGTTCTCATGAAATGCTACAGAAGATTGAAGCAGACTACGCGGCAGAAGACGAAGCTATGATGATTCGTCTTATCAAAGCTCGTGATAGTCTTTGGACATAAAAGTCTAATTTTGTAATCATATTGTAATCTCTTTGTGTTTAAATAGTTAGGTAGTAACTAACACAAGGAGATCTACAGTGAAAAAACTATTTGCTATTCTATTAGCCACAGCGGCTATTACAGCATCAGCAGCCGACATCACAGGCGCCGGTGCGACTTTTCCAATGCCTATCTATTCTAAATGGGCTGAAGGATATAAGAAAGCCACTGGTAACAGTTTAAATTATCAAAGCATTGGCAGTTCAGGTGGCATTAGACAAATCAACGCCAAGACCGTTGACTTTGGCGCAACTGATGCTCCAGTTAAAGGTGAAGAACTAGACAAGAACGGACAAGTACAGTTCCCTGCTATCATTGGTGGAACTGTTCCTGTTGTCAACTTAGATGGTATCAAGCCAGGTGAACTAAAGATTACTGGACCTGTAATGGCTGAAGTATTCATGGGTACTATTGCTAAATGGAATGATCCTAAGTTACTAGCATTAAATCCAGGCAAGACACTACCAGATGCACCAATCACCGTTGTACATCGTGCTGATGGTAGTGGTACAACATTTAACTGGACAGACTATCTTGCTACAGTAAGTCCTGAATGGGAGAAGCGTGTGGGTCGTGGTGCCGCAGTTAAATGGCCCAGTCCAAATAGTGTAGGTGGCAAAGGCAATGAAGGTGTTGCTGCCAATGTGAATCGTATCAAAGGTTCAATAGGTTACGTAGAGTATGCTTACGTTAAAAAGAACAACATGACATTCTTACAACTACAAAACAAATCAGGCAAGTATGTTAGCCCAGATGACTTAACATTTGCGGCAGCTGCCGACGGTGCTGATTGGTTTAGTGTCTCTGGTATGGGACTAAGCATTGTGGATCAAAAGAATCCTAATGCTTGGCCAGTAAGTTCAGCAAGTTTCATCATTATGTATAAAGAGCCAAAGAACAAAGCTACCAGCGATGAAGTATTAAAGTTCTTTGATTGGGCATTTAAGAATGGCAAGAAAGATGCTGTAGATTTAGATTATGTACCATTACCTGACGCATTAACAAAACAGATACGTGAGCGTGTTTGGACACAAATTAAATAAGATTGTGTAAACGATTAAAGGGGCTATCGCGTTATATATATGTAGGATATAAATTTCTACATTAATCAAAAAGGAAACTTTATCATGAAATTGATCGCAACTTTAATCGCAACCTTGTTTGCCGCTACTGCATTTGCTCAAGCACCTGCCGCTAAAAAAGAAGAAAAGAAAGCTGATGCCAAGCCTGCTGTTACAGCACCAGCTCCAGCACCCGCAGTTGTTGCGCCAGCAACGCCTGCCAAAAGTGAGCCTGCTAAGAAAGACGACAAGAAAGAGCCAGCTAAGAAGTAATCCAAAGGGTCTAGACGATAGTGACTACGAAATAAACGACGAAGTCACTTTCGGTCGTAATCGACAAGCAACACAGTTTGGTAAAGTCATTGAAGACGATGAATTATCAGATCATGTAAAATTTAGATTATGGCTAGCTAGACAAATTGCATTAGCAAAATACAGAGAAGCCCGAACATAATCGGGCTTTTTTGTGTAAATAAAATATCAAAAGGAGATTGCTATGAAATTATTAGCCGCGTTAGTATTAGGATTATCATTGAGTTTAGCCCAAGCTG